ACAAATTGCAAATGAGAAAACAGAGTATGCTTTTACAGAAGCTGAATTTGAGGAGTACGAAAAAAACACTGCATCGCTAAACACTTTTGTTGCAAAATATTTCATTAAAAATTACAACCTCGATCCAGACGCCATTATTATAATAAGTATAGATTAAAATATTTAAAAAATGACAATACAAGAATTGAAAAAAGAAACAGGATTATCAAACAAGGATATTGCTAAGTTTTTCAGCCTGTCCTATGATTCCTTTGCGAACAGTAGTGCAAAAAAAAGGTATGAGGCTGCATTATGCAGATTTTATTCTTTTTTGAAAAGGGTAGAAAAATAATAAGATAGTTGTGGTTTGATTGAAAATGGAAAACTTATTAAAATGAAGCGAATCCGTGTTAGAGATGACTTAATGAGCAAAACTGAATACTCTAAAGCGTACAACATTAATAGAGTCAGGATTGATAAAATGGTTTCCAATGGAGAATTATCTGTTGAGCGTATATCCGGCAAAGATTATATAGTATTAAAGGTATCCGGGTAGTTTTTTTATGTATTAATTTTTACACAAAGTAAGACATGAGTAAATATACAGATCAAAAAATAAAGGAGGGCTTATAATGGAAGGATGGATAAAATTACATAGAAAATTATCTGATAATTCATTATGGAAATGCGAGCCTTTTACACGTGGGCAGGCGTGGGTAGACTTAGTACTATTAACAAATTATAAAGATGGTTTCTTTTATAAACGTGGTGTTAAGGTAGATGTTAAAAGGGGACAATGTGGATGGAGTCAGTTGGCTTTATCTGAGCGTTGGAAGTGGTCAAGAAATAAAGTAAGAAAGTTTTTAAAAGACCTAGAAAAAGAACAACAAGTGATACAACAAAAAAACACTGTTACCCAGATACTTACATTGGTTAATTATAATGAATATCAAGAAAAAGGTACAACAGAAGGTACAACAGAAGGACAACAGAAGGTACAACAGAAGGACACTAACAAGAAAGAAAAGAAAGAAAAGAATGAAAAGAATTATAAAAGGAATTTTGAAAATTTTACAAATACGATATGAACCGAATTGAAGAAATAAAAAAAGAAATTGCCGAGCTTGGGATTAAGCGTATTAAGGTTAAATTAAATTCCTATGATAATGCTATCGGATATTTTAAGTCTATTATGACTGAAATGTTAAAACAGAAAAATGAGACTTTGGAATGGGAGCCAGTTGAAAAAATTGTTCGGTTTTTAATCAATTGGACTTATATGATTGGTGACGACATTAATTTCACCAAAGGCTTTATTCTGAAGGGCGACACTGGAAGGGGTAAAACATTTGTTTTAAGGGCTTGGTTATATTTTCTGAGTTTTGACATGATAGGATATGTAAAAAACGGCAACACTGTCGTAATTAATCCACATGTTATAAATGTTAAAACTATTGCAGGAGAATATCAAGACCCTACTAATGGAGGTTATCAAGTCATTCAAAAATACGCCTCTATGGGGTGTATTATTTTAGACGACATAGGCAAAGAAGATGAGTTTTCGAGAAGTTACGGCAATAAGGTGAATGTAATTGAGGAAATTATTAATATCAGAGAAGAGAATGAGATGCTAACATTCGGCACAACGAACATAGAACGCATGACCGATATTTACGATGATAGAACTGTCTCCAGGATGAACAAACTTTTCACACCTTTCTCGATTAATCACGAAACGGATTTTAGAAAACAATAAACCTAGAAATTATGGAAACAAACAGAAAATTACTACCTGAGCGGGAACTTACTTCTGCTGACGAAATGAAAAGCTTGATAGCGGATATGATGGGCGTAATGAATAACAAATATAAGGAGGCCCCATTTATGGACCATTATAACAGTATAATGACTTCGCTGCGTATGGCTGATGAACATATGAATAAGATACGCATCAAAGAGATAATGCCGGAGGCAAAGTAATAAACAACGTAATTAAAAACATTATTAATAATGTCTTATAACTCAGAAGAAAAATCAAAGCAGTATGTATTGACGTTACCCGCTGAGGTGCGTAATAATACTGAAGTACTATTTCTTATATATGAGGCTTATATAGCGGGACATACAGAAGCCAGCACTCCGAGAAGTAAAGATATGATTTTTGATAATACCTACGAGGAAATTATCAATATTGTGTGTTTGCATTATAATACTACATTTCATGAGATAAACACGAAAGGTCGTAAGCGTGATAAGGTATTCGTTCGTCAAGTATGTATGTATTTCGCAGATAAATATACTGACTTAACACAAGCAAAAATAGCCAGTAAGTTTGGCATGGATCATGTGACAATGATCCATGCTAAAAAAGTGATTAATAATTTTCTCGCCACTGACAAGACCGTAATAACAGATATCAGAGTGCTTGAGATGAAAATAAAAAGAATGTTTTTAACTTAAATTAGAAAACAATAAGATGGCAACAATAAATTTAGGGGGAAAAAAGAAGAGGGATAGAACTTATAATAAAACAGCCTACCAAAAGGTCTATCAGGATAAGAGATGGAAGAGGTTGAGGAAGGCTAAATTACGTAACAATCCCTTATGCGAAGAGTGTGAAAAGGAAGGGAGAGTGAGTATAACAGAAGAAATACACCATATCAGACCCTTTGATATAGATGGGAACTATGAAAGATTAGCCTTTGATTATGATAACCTGATGTGCCTCTGTAAGGAGTGTCACTATAAAAAACATATTTAAATACTCATAGTTGTGGTTTGATTGGTTGTGGTTTGATTGAAAATTAAAACTAAACAAGTATGTTAATTATTTTACGTATCTTTTAACCCTAATTATGGTTTGATTGAAAATTAAAACTAAACAAAACAAGTAAATTTATGGAAATTCCGCAGATTCGATTAGAAAAACACATAAGTCCTGATAACCCACAAGGTAATACTGAGTACTACCTGGTAACCGTTCCGGGATTCTCTGAACCGCTGTATGGTTCTCTTGATGAGAATAAGGCTATTGAGAGGTTCAGACACATTCAGGAGATAGGCTATAAGGCTTACTTGGAGGAGATAAAGATAAGTACAGAGGTATTGATGTCTGAGGATTTCAACTATCCAGAGCTTGTCGAAGCATTAGAGAAGAACGAAGCAAATGCTACAGTAATAGGAGACAATGACAATGATAAGGAGGTAGAAGATGGAAACAGTTGAAAATAAGACAAATTACGAAATATCAAATGAGGCGCTAGACAAGTTACAGAAGGACATGTCAGAGATTAAAGTCGCCTTACTTGGTAATGAGTATAACCCTCAGGGAGCTTTAGTTAAAATAGCAGAACATGAGGTAGCTATTGCCGTAATTGAAAAAAGAATTAACAAAGCTGTTTGGACTGCCATAGGGGCAGGAACAGGCGCAGGCGGTATAATTAGTATCGCCTATAAGTTTTTAGTAGGACTAACAATTTAACTAAATGGTAGATAGCCTTTATACTTATTGTACGGACATCCTCACTGGGGAGATACCTTCTGGCCTTCATACAAAGAATGCCGTGAAACGCTTTAACAAAGACTTGGCTCTTGCTAAAGACAGTTTGAATGGGTGGTATTTTGATGAGGATGCTGTACAAAAGGTTATTGATTTTATAGCTCAGTTAAAGCATTTTGCCGGTAAGTATAATGATAAAAATTTTATACTACAGCCGTGGCAAGTTTTTATAGTAGCTAATTTATACGGTTTTATCAATAGAGATGGCACTAGGAGATTTCAGACAGCCTATTTAGAGATGGCCAGAAAACAGGGTAAAACGGCCCTTGTAGCCGCCCTGGCCTTATACCATTTGATAGGAGATGATGAAGCAGCAGCGGAGATACTTTTTGCCGCCAATTCTAAAGAACAGGCTACTATAGGTTTTTTGATGGTTAAGGGCTTTGCTAAATTATACCACAACAAGAAATATAAAGATAATGCCTACCAGCAGAGAGTAAGGAGATACAGGACAGACATTCTATTCCCTGAGTCAAATTCATTCATTAAGACCCTTGCAGCCGATGCTGATAAGCTCGATGGATATAATTGTAATTTTGGTGTAGTAGATGAGTACCATTCAGCCCAAAACAGTCAAATAAGGGATGTTATTAGATCATCACAGGGTATGAGAGATAACCCCCTATTAATTACTATCACTACAGCAGGTTTTGATAAATCATTACCTTGCTATGAACTCAGAACAGTTTGTACGGAGATAATTGCCGGGGTAAAAGAGGATGATTCTTTATTTAGTATTATCTATTCTCTAGATGAGGATGATGACTGGGCAGATTCGGCTGTATGGATAAAATCAAATCCTAACATAGACATAACTGTAAATTCAGCATTTATAAAGAGGCAAGTACAACAAGCGATGAACAGTCCAGCTGATGAGGTAGGAGTTAAGACAAAGAACTTAAATATTTGGTGTGATTCAGCTCATACATGGATCCCCGATAATTATGTAGTAAATTCAATAAAGAAATTAAATAAAGATGATTTTAAAGGTGAGCAGTGTTTTATAGGAGTTGACTTAGCCAGTAATGTGGACCTGACTGCAGTTAGTTATCTATTTGTTAAAAATAGCAAATATTACTTTTTTGTAGATTACTATATCCCAGCCGACTCCTTAAAAGCTGGCAACTTGCACGCTGATAAAGAACTGTACAAGAAATGGGTAGCTACTAAGTATCTAAATACAACATCAGGTAACGTAACTGACTACGATTCTATTACTAAGGAGATATTAGCAGTGGATGATATGTGTGATATTGAGGACATCTATTATGATAAATACAACGCTACTCAGTGGGCTATTCAGTGTACTGAGGAAAATTTAAATATGACTCCTTTTGGGCAATCAATAGGTAATTTTAATAATTGTACAAAGGAGTTTGAGAGGCTAATTTTAAGTGGACATGTAGTAATAGATGATAACCCAATAACACGGTATTGTTTGCGAAATGTTGAACTGAAAATGGATTTTAATGCTAATGTTAAACCAGTCAAATTAAATGAGAAGAGTAAAATTGACGGTGTGATAGCTTCACTACAAGCCTTGGCTGCATATTTGGAGTACACATCTAATTTAAAAAGTATTGAAATATATTAATAATGGCAAAAACAAATAAATTTAAGAGGGCTATAGATGCTTTTAGAGGAGTAGAGAACAGAGATATAAGTATTGCTCCTACCAATAGCTTGGGTATCCCTTACGGTACGGTAGGAACCCCTTTGTCTGTTGATAATGCTACTCAGTTGAGTACTGTATATAGATGTGTGGAGGTTATATCAGATGCTATTGCTTCTGAGGACTGGCAGGTATTAGAGCATACTAATAAAGAGGGATGGAAAGATACTCCTTTTAGTAAGATTTATTACATGCTTAACAGAGAGCCTAATATTAGGTATTCCAGGCATATGCTTATGAAAACTTTGGTATCAAGAATGTTGCTTTGGGGTAATGCTTTTATAAAAATTCACCGTAATGGTATAGGAGACCCTACCTCACTGGAATTGATTTCAGCAGAGGTACGTAGGTTTATTAAGAACGATGGCACCAGTTACTATGAAGTAGGTCCGGTAGGTGCTAACAAGCTGATATACCCTGATGTAAGAGAGGAGGATATGATTCACGTAATGAATAAGACAATGGATGGTCTTATAGGTATATCTGTTCTACAGGATGCTTTCAGTACTCTTAACCTTGCCACTTATTCAGAGGCTTCAGCAGAGGGCTTTTTCCTCAGTGGTGCTAACATGAATGGTATTATAACCGTAGAGGGTGGAAAACTCACTAAGGAGATGGCACAGGGAGTTAAGGATTCATGGAGAGATGCTTTTAATTCAGGAGACAGAGGCACTGGTGGTATAGCCGTATTAGGTGGAGGCTTAACTTTCACACCGGTTAATGTTAACCCACGAGATGCCCAGATGCTAGAGACACGTAAGTTCAATGTGATAGAGATATGCAGGTTCTTTGGTGTATCACCATCCAAGGTGTTTGATGATGCTAA